ACGTGAAACAACCGCCGCAACAGCAGCGCGCGGATGGCAGGCAGGCCGCACGGAACCGGGTGCGCTTCAGGATGGATCTCTAATGGCATTCACTCAGACCGACCTCGATGCTCTCGACGCCGCGCGCAAGCAAGGTGCGAGGCGAGTCCGGTTTCAAGACCGCGAGTTCGAATTCGATTCCGTGGATGACTACTTGAAACTCCGGAATCTGATCCTGAACGACGTCGCCCAGCAGAGCGGGCCGCAGCAAGTGCGCCAGGTGCGCATCTACACGACCAACGGTTGGGGCCACTAAATCGCCGTGCCAATTGAAACGTTGATGACGCTCGCGCGCCAAGCCGGGCACGAGCCAATGCCGATCCCGCGCGTCCCACGCACCCGCGCGATGGGGACGTTCCCGTTCGATGCCGCCGGTCGCGGGCGTCGGGGCATGGGATGGAATCCACCGTCCCTCGGCCTCAACACGCTCCTGTTTTCGCATGGCCTGGAGTTGCAGGCGCGCAACCGGGACGCGGTTCGAAACAGCGCGTGGGCGGCGGCGGCCGTCGATTCCTACGTCGCCAATGCCATTGGTCGCGGCATTCGCCTGGTGCCGCACCATCCGGACGATAAGATCCGCGACCTGATCACCAGGAAGTGGAATCGATGGATACGCGAGTGCGACGTCGAGTACGACCCGCGGAATCCCGCGTCGGGCCAGACGGATTTCTACGGCCAGCAGATGGTGATCGCTCGCGAGGTCATGGAGGCCGGCGAGTGCTTCGTCCGGTTCCGCCCGCGTTCCCCGAAGGAGGGACTCACGGTCCCGCTGCAACTGCAACTCATCGAGGCCGAGCAGTTACCGCTGTGGCGCACGGCGGTCGAGCGGATGCCGCCGAACAACTCAGTCCGGTGCGGCATCGAATTTCAGACCGATGGGCGGCGCGCAGCGTACCACTTCTGGAAGGCACATCCGGGTGAGACGATGTTTTTCCCGATGGACGCTCTCTCGGTAGAGCGGGTGCCCGCCACCGACGTGTTGCACGTCTACAAGCCGATTCGCGCGGGCCAGTTCCGGGGGCAGCCGTGGCTCACATCGGTGATCGCGAAGCTCTACGAGCTGGAGCAGTACACGGACGCCGAGATAGTCCGCAAGAAACTCGCGGCGATGATCACCGGGTTCATCACGCAGGCCAGCCCGGACAATCCGATCATCCCTCCGGACCAATACCAGAACGGGCCGACCCAGACAGATCCGGGAACGCAGATCAGCAAGCTCGAACCCGGCACGTTCCAGGTTCTGAACTTCGGGGAAGAGGTGCAGTTTGCCGAAGCGAAGGATAGCGGCGATTTCAAATCGTTCATCCGGACGTGCCTGCAAGCTTTTTCGAGTGGCGCCGGGCTTGCAGAGTATCAGATCAGCGGTGACCTGTCGGGGATCAACTACTCTTCAATCCGCGCCGGCCTGCTGGAGTTCCGCCGCAAGTGTGAGCAGTATCAACATTCGGTTTTCATCTTCCAGGTCTGCCACCCGGTTTATAAGCGCTGGCTGCGCGAGGCGATGCTGGCGCTGGTGTTCGGCATTGATCTACTGAACGCGTACAGCAAAGATCCCGAGCCATTCGAGGAAGTGCAGTGGGTAACGCCCGGCTGGCCGTGGGTTGACCCGGAGAAGGACATCAAGGCTTCCAACGATGCCATCCGCAGCGGCCTATCCACGCGTTCCACCGAGGTGGCGGCCCAGGGGCGCGACGCCGGTGCCGTGGATGCGGAGCAGGCAGCGGACAACAAGCGCGCCGACAAGCTTGGGCTGTCCTACGACGGCGATGGCCGGAAGGTCCTGACCGGGCGCAACGCCGGATTGACGGAAGCCGAGATCCAGCAGGACGCGAGCAAGGGCGAGGTGGACGTGAAGCCATGACGAATCTGACTCGTGTTGCATCGCGGTTTGTGAACACGCCGCTCATGATTCATCCGCCCAAGCTGGACGTCCTGGTGCAGGCGCTGGGCCCGCGCCTGGGGATCATGCCGGTGGCCGGCGTGAAGCCCGCGGAACCGTTCGCCGCGGCGTACATGGAGCAGGCCGACGACAGCGGCTACCAGGTTATCGACGGCGTGGCGATCATTCCGATCCAGGGAGTGCTGACGAAAGCGGAATCCTGGGTTTCGGCGCTGAGTGGCTGCAGTTCCTATGCGCAAATTGGGGGCTACCTTCAGGACGCGGTGAACGACGCCGGAGTGCGGGCGATTCTCCTGCAGGTTGATTCGCCGGGCGGCGAGACCACCGGATGCCTGGAACTGTCCGATTACATCTACTCTCTTCGCGGCTTGAAGCCCATCTTTGCGGTTGCCGACGATTTCGCATTCTCGGCGGCCTACGCTCTTACCAGCGCGGCCGACAGGGTCTTCGTCACGCGCATGGGTGCGGTCGGGTCTGTTGGCGTCGTCGTGCTCCACACCGAGGATTCCAAGTTCAACGACGAGCAGGGGTTCAAGTACACCTACATCTTCAAAGGCGACAGGAAGGTCGATGGGAACCCGCATGAACCGCTGTCTGAGCGGGCAGAGAAAGACATCCAGTCCGAGATTGACCGGCAGTACGGCCAGTTCGTAGCAACGGTCGCGCGGAACCGGAAGGCCGACGCAGAGAAGATCATCGCGACACAGGCCGGCGTGTACTGGTCGGAGAATGCCGTTCCGCTTCTCGCCGATGTGGTAGGAACGCTTGGTGATGCCATGAACGCGCTTCGTCAACGGCTGGGTGAGCCGGTCCAGAGTTCAACGGCGGCCATTGCCGCAATGTCCACAACCAAGGAGGTAACAGCAAGTATGCCCGATGAAACGACAATCGCCGCCGAGGGTAAGAAGCCCAGTGACGGCGACGAGAAGACCAACAACGAGCCGAAGTACTGCCATGCGTGCGGCACCAAGCTTCACGCGGATGCGACGTTCTGCCACGCCTGCGGCGAGAACGTGAAGGGCGACGCCAAGAAACCGGAAGGCGTGGCCCCGCTCACCGGCCTGGCTGCGGTGGCTGGCGAAGCGTTGAAGATGAGACCCGAAGGTGACATCGAAGCCATCGGCGCACTGTGCAAGATGGCCGGATGTCCCGATAAGGCCGCGGAACTCCTCACCAAGAAGAAACCCAACGGCCAATATTTCAGCGTGGCGGATGTCAGTGAGGAACTGACCGCCGCCCGCGTGATCGAAAGCGAGAGGAGCATGATTACTTCGCACGTCAACCCGAACCAGGGCGCGGTTGGTTCGCTTCAGGAAATCGAAGCGCAAGCCACCAGCTACGCCCGGCAGAATCGCGGCAAAGAGACTCCGAATCTTTACGCCGAAAGCGGTACCACCAAGCTGACCAAGGAGCGCGCCTACGCCCAGATGCTCGAAGAGCATCCCGAGGTTTACGGCGCGTTCGTGGCGCAGCATAACGCGAAGGGCCTGATCGCCACGCTCGAGCGGGCTGGCATTCGCCTCGCCCGGTAGCAACAGAGGAGACCAACAGACATGGCATTCGAACAGACATTACGTTCAGTCGGCCTTCCGGCGGCGGCGGACCTCACGAGCGGTGGATCTGTGAACCCGCAGTTCTACTTCGTGACCGTCAACTCGTCCGGACAGATCAACTTCACGGGCGCTGGAGCCGTCGCCGACGGCGTCGTCCAGGACAAGCCCAACGCGCAGGGAGTCGAGGGCGAGGTCGCGATCCTCGGCATCACCAAGCTGCTGACCGGCGCGGCGGTCAATGCCGGCGATCCGCTCATGGCCAATGCCAGCGGCCAGGCCATCACCGCGACTACCGGCAATTTCGTGCGGGCGCGCGCGCTGGCGGCATCGGGCGGCGCTGGCGTGATTATCCCCGCGCTGCTTCTCGGCCCGTACAAGATGTAGCCGTTCACACACAAGGAGAAATCACAAATGCCTCAGCCAACACTACAAGACGTCCACGTCAATCGCCCGCTGACGAATGTTTCAGTGGCCTACCTTCAGGAGGCCGCTGGAGTCGAATTCGTCGCCGACAAGGCCTTCCCGGCGGTGCCGGTCGAAAACAAGAGCGATCTCTACTACACCTACGCGCGGGCCGACTTCAACCGCGACGAGATGCAGAAGCGCGCTCTCGCAACCGAATCCGCCGGCACGGGCTACAACCTGAACTCCACCGGCACTTACAACTGCGACGTCTGGTCGCTGCACAAGGACGTGGATGATCAGATCCGCTCCAACAGCGACTCGCCGCTCGCACCTGCCGCGACGCCACGATCTTCCTGACCCAGAAGGCGCTGATCAGGCGTGAGAACCAATGGGTCACGAAGTTCTTCGGCACCGGCATCTGGACCAACAATGCCACCGGCCAGGCGACCGCGGACTCCACGCACGTCATCTACTGGGACTCCGGGAACTATCCGAACGGCAACCCCATCACGGACATTCGCCACGCGAAGACCCAGATGCGCCTGTCGAGCGGCGGCTTCGCGCCGAACATCTTCGTGGTCAGTCGCCCCGTGTTCGATAAGCTCGTAGATCACCCCGACTTCATCGACCGCACCAAGTACGGCCAGACCGCGCCGAACCCGGCAGTGGCCACCCGCCAGATCATGGCCGAGATTCTCGAACTTGAGGATGTACTGGTCATCGACGCCGTCTACAACACGGCAGCGGAAGGCGCGGCTGAGTCAAACGCATTCATCGGCGGAATGAGCGCGGCGCTGTTCTACCGCCCGAAGAATGCCGGCCTGATGACCCCCAGCGCGGGGTACGTGTTCAACTGGACGGGCTTGATCGGAACGACTGGTGGCGCCGGCGTCCGCATCAAGACGTTCCGCATGGAGCACCTGGCTTCGGATCGCGTCGAGATCGACTCGGCGTTCGATATGCGCCTGGTCTCTCCGGACCTGGGCTTCTTCTTCAACAATGTGATCTCGGCGGTGTAGCCATGATGCTTCGTCGTGAATCATGGGCGCGGCTGACCAGGGGTCTGGTTCCGCCGCTCTACGTCCTGCGCCCGTTGCAGGGCTTTACGCCGTCTGACATCGGCGACGAGTATCCCGCTCCGGATGCCGCAAACAAGGTCCAGTTGACGCGCGCGCGGCAACTCTACGAGCAACGCAGGATCGGGACGCAGGCAGAAGCGGAGCGGGCGCTCTCGAGGCTTCCAAAGCAGGAACCGGCCAAGCCGGGGAAGGAGAAGAGACATGGCAATCAAAGTGGAAAAAACACCCGTTAACGCTCCGGAGTTTCAGAGCGCGGGTCCGCAGGCAAACTTCAAAGGCACCTATCCATCGAAGCAGAAGCAGTTCCTGTCGGCGGTGCAAACGGGCAACGGCGCGCAGCAAAGCATCGCGCACGGTCTGGGCGCAGTGCCTGCGGGGGTGCTGGTCTCCTGCACGGACAACAGCGGGAGCACCAACGTCTTCACGGTCGCCGAAGGTACGCACACCGCGACCAACGTGCTCGTGACGGTGACCACGGGGGCCAAGTACAAGGTCCTGGTCTGGCTCTGATTCCGATGAAAGCAAACTCGTTCGGTAATATCCCGGTTCCGACGCCCGGCACGCCCGTCCCCGTTTCCAGTGATCCGAATCTGCGCGTGGAGCGGATGCGCTTCGCCGCAGTGATCGGCCAGACGGGGCGCATGTTCCTGGGCGTCTCCGGAATGAACAAGGCGAACGGCACGGGCGTGATCAAGGAGTTCTGGCCCACGGGCTCTGGTGGCGGCGTAGCGGATTCGTTCGATATCTGGGCGGAAGACTCCCGGCACTTGCTGCTGCCATCGGATTATTACATCGATGCCAACAACGCAGGCGAGGGACTGATCGTCGCCTACTGGACCTGAGATGGGGAACTGGCCCACTATCGAGGCGCTGGTAGACGGCGTCATGCTGCAAACCTTCGGCGAACCGGTCGTGTACCAACCGTTGCAGGCCGGCGCGGCCCAAGGCGACCCGTTCACGGTAACAGCCATTCGTCACCTTCGCCCGCGCGAGGAGTCAGGCGCGGTGGCGAACTTCGAAGAGATCTCCGTGAACCCATCTGACTTCTCGAATCCGCCGGCGAAGGGCGATTGGGTGACTGCCTGGAGCACGCAGTACGTGGTGACGACGGTGCGGCAGCCGGATGCCTACGGCATGCTCAACCTGGCACTTCTCCAGCGCGCGAGTTGACGGTTCCGTGATCAATCCGAGAACAATACTTGGCGAGTGGATCACCGCGCTCCAGTCCTGCCCGGACTTGGTGACTGCGGTCGGCGGCGACGGCGACAACATCCGCGCGTTCATGGAAGGGCTGGCTACCGACAATAATCTTCGGTTGGCCATTCTGCAAATGCCGCCTGGCTCGATTCTGGTTGCCTGGAACGGCACCACGCCGCGGCGTCTCACTGGCGGGGCGCTGCACTTCGCGCATCGCTTCTCGATCTACCTGCGCGCGCCGGAACAGAACTCCACCGCCACGTATGCCGATCTGTTCTGGCTGTTGGTCAGCGCGATACCAACGGGTGCTCCGTCGTGGTCATCGCTTTTGCATTTCCAGATCGATCCAGATTGCTACCCGATGGACATGGATCTTCCGTCTGCACAGCGAAACACCGTCGTGGTGAGCGCGGACGGCGCGACGCTCGACTATTTCGAGGTGCAAGCAACGCTGGTGGAGCAAGGCAATCCCGGCGGGGAGTGAGGAGAACGTTATGGATTGGGTTTTCATGCAATCGCCCGAGGGCGAAGTGAAGGAAGTCGAAGCGACTGCCGCAGAACTCACACCGCTCATGGTCGCCGGGTGGCGTCAGGTTCCCCCGCCAGCGGCCACTGGCCCCAAACCGGCAACTCCGGTTCAGGAGAAAAAGTAGCATGGCAAACATCAATGAACTGCTCAATGGCTGGGGATTTGGCAAGCAGACCGCCATCGGGACGGCGAATGCTTCCACTGCTATCTGGCGTCACACGAACCTCAATACCAAGCCGTGGGCCAAGGTCCCGGTGAACGAGGACGACCGCGCTGAAATCGGCAAGGGCCATGAGTTCCCCACGCAGCTCTTCAAGTCGCATTACAACATGCCGACTTACGAGTTTTCGAAGTACGCTTCGTCGGAAATTCTCGCGTGGGCGATGGCGTTCTCACTGGGCAACGTCACCGTGAGCGGCAGCGGCCCGTACACGTGCACCATCATTCCGGCTCTGGGGGCGACAAACGCGACCGGGCTCGAGCTGCCCTACTTCTCGTTCGTGCAGCAGATCCGGCCCGGCGGCTCGGCGGTGCTGGACGAAATGCTGGTGGGCTGCGCCGTCAAATCGTGGAAGCTGTCGATCAAGAACTCCCCTGGCCGCGCTAGCGCGATGTGCGCCGCGGAATGCGTCACCACCGGGCAGTACACTTCGCCCAGTGGGATCACGCTGCCAGCAGTCTATGCGCCGCACGAATTCAATGCCGGCATGATCACCGCGTTGACGTTCAACGGCATCAACTATCTCTCCGGCGGCAGCGCCAAGGATTTCGTGTCGATGGAAGCGTCGTGGGACAACAACTTCCGCCCCGGCTTTTTCCCCGGCTCGGGAACGCAGGATGGCTACCAGGTCCAGGGGCGTTTCGAATGGGGCGACCGCGTCTTCGCGGTGCAATTCGTGGTGCGCGTCGAGGCAGGATCGGCCGAGTACTCGAACCTGATCAATCTGACGACCGGGACCGCCACGTTCACCGTGACCCGCGACGTCAACAATTCGTTCACGATGCTCATTCAGAAGATGGGCTTCAACGTCGCGGAACTCAGCAACACCGACGGCATCGTGACGCTCCAGATCACCGGCGTGCAACTTTACGACGCCACCAACGGGCTGGTGACGATGACCGTCATGACGCCGCAAACGGGTATCTGCCAATAGGAGGCTTGAATGGAAACCGAAAAGAAAGCGGGCTTCGATGCGTCGAAGCCGTTTATGGTGCCGATCCTGTCAGGCGGCGAGAAGAGTTGCGAAGTGCGGTTCCCTTCGGATGAGGAGTGGTGCGCGTGGGCGCGTGCGCAGCGCACGGTCCGGCATTTTCTCGGACGCGGAAAATCGCAGAGCGAGGACGTGGACCTGCCGAAGATCAACGCGGAGTTGTTCACCAAGATCCGTGCTGACAAGGATGGCCCGGAGTTCGATGACGCCGAGGCCGGCATGGTGATTGGCCGTATCGAGCGGTGCACCGTGGCCAGCGTAGAGCGCGAAGGCATCAACTACCGGATCGAGATGAAAGTTCCCGGCGCGCGCGTCGTTCACGTGCTGCGGATGCCGACCGCCAAAGAGATGCAGGACCACGAGCGGGCATCCACCAGCGTCGTGGCCGCCCGGCGGTCAGTGGAGACCAGGGCGTTCCTGGAGCCGAGCGGCGCGCTCTACGACAAGCTGCACATCTCGCACGATGGCTATGCCGGCGCTGTGCCCATCGTTCACAAGTCGGCGGCCGTGTCCGAGGTCATCGCGCAACTGGCCATCGAGGCCGACGAAGACCCGGAATAGCCGCGCCCGGCGACTGGCCGGAAGAGCCGGGCGTTCGATTCCTGATCCGGTCGGTACTGCGCCAGGGAGGACTGTGCGGAGCCGAGGAAGAGTGCCCCGACCGCGTCTTCCGCTGCCGGAAGTGCGGTTATTCGGCGCAGGCGGAATTGAATGGCTGCCCCGTTTGCGGCGCGGATTGGAAGGCCATCGATGTCAGCCATGGGCCGGGCTGCCCGAAGAATCTGCTCGAAGATGCGATGGATACGCCGAGTGGCGCTCTCGTGCGGCGATGCTTCCGGATTCTGAACGCGAAGCACATGGGCCTGACGATTACGCTGGCGGATATCACTGAGGAGGAGTTCCGGGTGCTGGAATTGATCGAGGCCGAACGCCAGGAGCGGGCCGCGACGGAGGACAACGGCGCCCAGAGTTTCCACGGGCTTATCCGCAAACTGCCGCGTCAGCAATACGATGGCTGATGCCTCGCCAATTCACAACTCGGGCGGCACGATCCACAAGAGAGGAGGTATTGGGGTCGAAAAATGGTCTTGACTTTGGGGTCCACTTTCGAGGGATTGAAGACGCGCCTTTCGAATTGGGAGACTTCATAAGCCGACTACTGCTATCTCTGCAGGAAGGCACCGGTGACAAAGAGATATCCGTAGTACGGGGAATACCAGCCGACCACGCCGGTCACGGTGATAGATTGACCTTTCTTGATCCGGACAACCGAGTCGTCGAGCGGGGATGTAATCTCCGCGAGCACGCCATCCTGAAAATAGAATTTATGCCCGGAACCGTCGTACCGGTCGAACTGAACCGCCACCCGGTCTGTCCGACCCCTTGGCGAGGCAACTTGCAGGAGTAAATAGGAATCGGTGCCTATCCCAGACTCAGCACGGAATGCTTTTCCGTTGATCGTGATGGTCTTACCACGCAATTTCTTGACGTGCTCCTCTCTGGCGTCTGCGCCTTCGCTCCATATATCGTCCAAGAGACTAGCGTTGTACTCACCATGATCTGTTGGCCGAAGAATAAGTTCTAGGTCGCCGTCATCGGCGACTGGGCTGGTCGATTGAAATTCGAACACGAACTTCCACTTCCCGTCTTCCGGCCGCAACGTGAGGATGTCGCGGTGCTCCTTACCTTGATACTGCATACGTACAAGGCATTGAACAAGCCCATAAAGAGCGCGAGTACGGACAACGACGGGTTCGTTCCCTTGCAGTCCGTTTGAGATGTTTGCAAAATCAGGATCAGCAAGTACCTGTTCGAGGAATTTCTCCCCTGAATTCAGGTTGTTTCTCTTTGCCGCCTCGTCGAACCGTTTCCTCGACTGCGCCGCGAGTAAATTCCAGAGGCTTTGAGCATCACGGTGCTCTAAAGCCCGATAGTAGTCTTGCACAAGCGGCTTAACGATAGTCGTGGCATCTGGTTTTGATGGTTCCGTCTTGGCCCGGTCGCAGCTCGTTTCTACGAGCACCGAAACGAGGACCGCCATTGAAATGAGCGCGACCATCGCGAATTCGTGTTTCATGCCCGATCCTTTATGGATGCCTAAAAGCTTAGCATTTCTGGGCGGATCGAGGGTGGCAAGTTCCATGTTGGGGTTGTGCCCTTCGGTCACCACCGCCAAAGCACTTTTCTAAGCAGAGACATAGCCGAGACGGCGTTTTTACACGACCATTGTTTTGTTACGTCACCTGGCCGTTCAGGGAGACCATGCCCCGTTTTCAAACCATCGTCCGTCGCGCCCGGTTCGTCTATTCGCCTTTCAGCGCCGATGAGATGCAGGGCTTCGCGCAGGTGCTGGCGGATGCGATCCGGGCGCGCATCCAACACGGCCAGAACATTTACGACCAGGCGGCGGCGCCCCTGAAACCGGGACTGTCCGGCCGCCGCGGTTACCCCGACTACAAGGCGGCGCGCGGTCTCCAGCCGATCCGCGATTGGACCTGGAGCGGGCATACCCTCCGCTGCCTCAGGGTCCTGACCGCGAACGAGAATCGCGCGGCAATCGGATTCCTCGACGAGAGTTTTCCTGGCCGGCGGCTGACCGCTTCGCAGATCGCCGCCTTCAACAACCGGCGCGAGGCGCAATGGGGCGTGTCGCCGCGCGACCGCCAGGCGGTTCTCGCCGCATTCCAGGCACGTCCCTTCGTGACGCTCAAGGCAGCGTAAAATGGCAGACCAAGCAGAGCGCGTGATCCTCGAAGCCGAGGACCAGGTCACCCCAATAGTCTACAAGGCCAACGCCGGCCTGGACACTTTCGAGAAGAAGGCCGAATCGTCGCATGGCAAGGTGATCCGGATCTCGGACCAGACACGAACCAGCGTCCAGCGCCTGATTGCTTCCCTCGAAAAGCAGGCCGAGACCTACGGCAAGTCGGGCGTGGACCGGCTGATCACTCAGCGGGATCAACTGTTACAGCGGTACAACCGCGAGCCGCAAGCCATCGACGCGATCACCCGGTCGTACGAGAAGATGATCGCCATGGAGGAGAAGGCCGCGCGCGAAGCTCTCGTGGTCAAAGCTGCCAAGGAAGCCGAAGAGGCGTTGCGGAAGCAGGCCGAATCCATTACCTCGTTCGGCGAGCGCGTCGGCCAGTTCATGGAGAATCCGCTTCAGGGGGCGACCAGAACACCACAGCGACCATGCAGAACAGCGCGGTGATGGCGGCGCTCACGGCTGTCCTGGCCGCAGGCTTGGGAGTGGCGGCTCCATCCTTGCAGAGTCGCGCCGGCGGGGCAGCGGGCGTTTTAGGCATCTCCATCCCATCGATCTCGGCGCCGGCCAAGATGAGCGCACCTATGGGAGCGGCCGGCTCCTCCCCCGTTCCTTGGAGCTTCGGTGGTGCCGGGTTCAACCCGATGGCAATGCTGTTCAGCGGCGGCACGCGTACCGGCTCCGGGGCGGCTGGCGGTGGAACCGCGTTCAGCGGGACGGGTGACTCTTCGTCGGGCACGGCCACCGGCGGTTACACTCCCGCTCCTTGGGCTACTAGCGGCGGAGATTGGTCCGGTGCATCGGCGGGGACGGCGACGTTGAACCGGGCGCCAGGCGGGACGGGCGGATTCAATCCGCTGGCGCTGTTGTTCGGCGGGGCGCGGGGCAGCGCGGCTGGCGCGAGCGGGCCGAGCGGTCTGTCGGGAATCGTCAGCAACCTCAAGAGCACGAATTGGGGGAGCTTCAAACGGAGCCCGTCCAGTCCGACCTACGGCACGGATGAGAACGGCAACGATGTCCAGACGGGAGATTCCGGCGGCAAAATCACGGGCGTAGGTGGCGTGGCCGGGGCTGCGCTTGGTGCTGGCGGCATGATGCTCGCCAGCGCTGGCTTGATGGGGAACAACCGCGGCACGTGGGGCGGCATCGCCGAGGGCACGGCGGGCGGAGCCATGATCGGAATGCAGATGGGCGGGCCGCTGGGAGCGGCGATTGGCGCTGCGGCTGGCTTTGCTATCGGCGGGATGGAGATGTTGCTCGGTATTGTGTCGCCGGCGCAGAAGGCGCACGACGACATCAAGTCGATCTATAACGTGAGCATCCCGACCAACAGCGGGACGATCAAGCAGGTGGTGCAGATAGCGCAGTCGCAGTTCGGCGGGGATATTGCGGTGGCCGTGCGGTCACCGAGCGTGCGTCAACTCGTGATGCTGTACTCGGAGGCCACTGGCCAGAAGATGCCCCTGTCGGCCACGACGCCCTATGCCGGGAGCCTGGTGGAGCAAGGCGGCAAGCTCTATCAACAAGCCAGCTACCAGGATGGCCAGGCTCATGTGTACGCTTCGAACATCCCCACGCTCGGCGGTATCGCAGCGGGGACCTATCCCACTCCCGGTGGCCCGAACACGTCTGGCGGCACCGGCGCGACGTACATGTCGCTGAGCATCAGCGGCAACGACGCGGCCAACTTCATGACTGGCCAGTTTGTGACGCCGCAGTTCGTGACCGACCAGGCGATGGCCGCCCAGTATTCGAGCTACGGGCGCACGCAGCAATCCGCCAACATGCAGCTACCTGGATTGACGGTGGCGTGATCCCGTGCCAGGCAACCTCACACAAGTCGAACCCAACGGGGTGATGCCGGCGTCACTATGCACCGCGTTCACGGAGTTGCGGGAGTACGCGCAACTCCAGAATCAGTATCACGACGGCACGATCCAGCGGTCGCAGCTCGCGCAGACCTCGCGGCGGACCTTCCGCCTCAGCAAACGACTGAGCGCGTCGCTGCTCTCGGCGCTGTACAGCTTCTGGGTGTCCCAGAACGCCGGCCTGACCCCGTTCGCCTTCTACAATCCGTTCGACGTGGCGTCGGGCCAGCAGATCGGCAGCAACTACGATCCGACCGGCAACGAAACGCAGGGGCGCGTGACGGTGGTGTTCAGGGGGAACTGGGCGCAGGCAACGGATATCGCGCGGACAAACGTGCAGGGGCTGGAACTCGTGGAAGTGACCTGAGCCATCTTCTCGCCCTGAGCGTTTCTCCGTCGTCGGACACGTTGACGCGCATTCGATTTTAAACTGGATTTCCGTGGCAACAGCCCAACCCGAATTCTGACCCTATTTCAGAGACCTCCACTTGAGCACGTTGAAAGCCGTGATAAGATACAGCGGAAGGAGACACGATGCAAATTCGGACACGACACTTCGGGCTTGTGCTACTGATGTCCGTGATTAGCGTTGCGCCCACACCGGCACAGACTTTCGCGAACCTCCTGAGTTTCGGCGGGAGCAATGGTGCAAACCCTGGCGCATCTCTTATCCAAGGTACCGACGGAAACCTCTACGGCACGACCGGAGCGGGCGGGGCGAACGGCAACGGGACGATCTTCAAGATTACAACCAGTGGCCAGCTCACAACGCTAGACAGCTTCTGTGCTGAGACCAACTGTGCCGGCGGCCCCGGAATGCTGATTCAAGCAACGAACGGTAATTTCTACGGAACGACCGGGGCTGGCGGAACCGGCTCGTGCATCGATGTCCAAGGCGTAGTTGTCGGTTGCGGCACAATCTTTAGGCTCACAGCGGCCGGCAAGTTGACGACGATTCACAACTTCGTTGGAACAGACGGAAATGAGCCTTTTAGACCTCTCGTTGAGGCCGCGAACGGAGTCTTTTATGGTGTAACGTACGGTGGCGGCACGGGGTCTTGTTTCGACCCCCTTCCCGGATGCGGAACCGTCTTCAAAATCACGGCGAGTGGCGTGCTAACAACAATGCACAACTTTACCGGAACGGAGGGCGTTAACCCATATGCGGGCTTGGTTTATGCGACAAATGGGGAACTCTACGGGACAACGGTAAACGGCGGGGTCAACAACATGTTCGGCGGCACAGTATTCAAAATTAGCCCGACCGGCACTTTCACGACGATATACTCATTCTGTGCCCAGGCCAATTGTGTCGACGGGGCCGGACCCAACGCGCTTCTTCAAGCCACGAATGGGAGTTTGTATGGGACAGCCTTTTCAGGCGGCGCCAACAACAAGGGTACAGTCTTCAGGATTACTCCCGGCGGTTCTTTAAAGACTTTGGCTAGTTTTGCCGGCTCCAACGGCGAGTTACCTGAAGGTCTAACAGAGGGTACTGATGGCGCTTTGTACGGCACTACCGATCTGGGCGGCGCTAATGGGTATGGTGCTGTTTTCAAGGCGGCGCTCAACGGTACCCTAACGGTACTCCACAGCTTGGCAGAGGCCGATGGGACCTACCCGATGGCTGGGTTGCTACAGTCGACGAACGGGACGTTCTACGGAACAACTAATACCGGTGGAACGGGCGAAGGTACTATCTTCAGCATTTCCGTGGGCCTTGCTCCATTCGTTGTGGCGGAACCCACGAGCGGGAAAACAGGCGCAGTCATTAAAATTCTGGGCACGAACCTTTCGGGCACGACGGCTGTCAGCTTCAATGGGACCGCCGCCGGATTCAATGTTTTCTCGGCCTCGGAAATTGAGGCCTTCGTACCGTCAGGGGCAA